GTGCAGATCTTGCGCAACTCAGCGATCCCATCCCCGTCTTGGTCAATTCGTATCCACGACTCAATGTATTCGACTTCTCGCATACTCGGGTCAGCGGACGTGCCAGCATCTTCGTCCTCAGTGTCACCCACAGAACGAGCGTCAACTGCCTGCTCCCGGTAATCGTCATCCGGCCCTGGTAGGTCGCTTATCTCGTCCCAGTCGTACCCCATGACCATGAGGTCAGACAAGGTTACTGTGCGCCTGTGGCCCACAAGACGGGCCTCTGGGATGTTACGGGCAGCCCGGTGGATGATTAGTTCTTCCGTGGGCACCGCCTGGAAGCGCAAACGACCCTTTGACTCGATGCGCGTAACGGTAACGTCGAAAAGGGGGATCTGTTGCGGCTGCGGGGGCGGCATGGGCGGTTGCCCAGGCATAGGTGGCGGCTGCGGGGGAGGTGGCCCCATCGCCACCCGGCCCGTCTCGAACACTTCTACATCTTCGACTTCTTCATCCGCCGCCAGAATCTCGATCTGTTCTTCGGTGAGGTCGGTAAGCTCAGTCTTGACGGGAGTTTCATTGACTTCCCACCAGGGCTTTAGCAAGCCCGTCTTTCGCACCAGGGCGTCATCAACCGCGCTTAGGAACTCCATGTAGCCACGGTTCTTGTTGAACACGGCGTCTAGCGCCCACGCCGTGGCGTCCTTGGCTGCTTCCACGTCTTGTGGCTCAGTGGCCGTGTACTCGACGATGGCGTGGCTGCCAAACAGCACGCGCATCAAAGCGGGCTTAGCCACCTCTACCGCGTCGCGCACTTCGCGGGTGACTAGCTGCGACCGGCCCTCGACTTCGTTGCCGTACTCCTCGCCTTCATAGGCGCGGGTGGTGCTGTCACGCAGGTCGCCCACTTCCTCGGCGTAGTCAATCGCGTCATCGACCTGGGCCTTGACGACAGCAGCTACTTCTTCGTCCGTCAGCGGCTTTAATTTTCGGGCCATGCTTGATACTCCCCGCACCATGCGTCGGTGATACTTGCTAATTCGTCAGCGTAGCCTTCCAGCCCCAAGATCAATGCCTCGATCTCTCGGTAGTAGGCGTCGCCCTCAGTGGGGCCATGGTACGCTATCCCGCCGTCCAAGCCTACTGGCCCCTCATACTGCGTTAGCACGTCCCATAGTATTCCTGCGTCCGGGTTAGGCAATGCCGGAACCGGCACCCTAACGCAACCGGGGGCTTGATCCAGCGGCGGCGCAGACACGCAGCCACTAATGCTTATCGCGCAGGCCGCCAGAAGGCCGCTGACCCTTGGGCCGTTGAATAGCGTCACGTTTCTTTTCCTCGGTTGCCTTGCGTGAGGTTGCCTGCGCCTCTCCGGCCCGCTTGGTGCCTACCTCGCGGGCCTTTAGTACGTCTACTTCGCCCTCTGCCATATCCAGCAGTGCCGCTGCCCGCCGCCACTTGCCGCCCACTACGAGGAGGACGACCAGTAGCAGCACGCTCACTCCTAGCGCGACCTTAAATCCCCACGCCTTTAGGGCGATAAACATTACTTTAGCTCCTGTTTGATTGCGCGTGCGATAGGCACCAGCACGGCAAGCCCGATGGCTACCTTGCCCGCCAGACCCTCGGGTAGAAAAGCCAGGGTTGACGGGCCTAGTTCAGCAAGCGCGATTACCGCTGCTGATGCGATGCCCAGCCAGAAGCTCCACGCCTTGGAAAAGTTATCAGCTTTCTTCATCTTCATAACTCCGGGTAATGTGGCGGATAAGCGCGTCGCCTACTGCGGCCACGGCTTGCTTAGAATACTCTCGGTACGCCGCAACATCATAGGAGCTTGTCAAAAAGAACAGTTCCATGACGATGCCGCCACCCTTGCTTACGAACCCTAGTCGTGCGTGTTGGCCCGCGCCTTCTGGCTTTGCGCCCCGGTTGGGGATGCCGAGTGCCGTGCTGACCGCGTAGCACAGTTCAGCCGCCAGGGGAAAATCACTCTGGCGGCTTAGCGTCCAGCACCCTCTGGCGGCGGGCGAAGCAGCGTCGGTGTGGAACTCCACCGCCACGTCATGTTTGGCGGCCAACATCTGCGCTTGACGCAGGGGTAAGTTCTCCCCGGCGGCACCATCCTTTGCGTACACGATGCCCCGGCTGGTTAGGTAGGTGCCTAGTGCGTCGCGGAAATGCGTGACGATACCGGCCTCTTGTAGGCCGTTCGCCACCGCGCCTGGGTCGGTATCACTGTGGCCTGCCGATATAAACAGCGTTTTATCCTGTAGGGTAATCATACGGTCGCCTGCACGTTGCGGGTTAGTCGGCCCTTCTTGTGGTAGCCTCTGCCACCTGCTGGTGACTTGCTGTTGACCACATCATAGGGGGATGCTGACGATGCCAGCGTGAGTAGCACCGCATCTGCCTCGTCTGGCGACCGGTAGCCTCTACGCTTCATCTCACGCTTGCCTTCTACCTTTAGCTTACCATTACTCAGGTATTCCGCCATGGGCGTTGATAGCTCAGACGCAAGGTTCTCGCTATACGGTAGGCATAGTCCATGCTCCACCAATGCCATCTTACCTCGATACCATAGTTCATCCCGTAGCCGGTTGCCTTGGCCCAGCATCCCCGAACTCTCGCTGACGTTGACCGCAACAGATGGTAGCCCCATCTCAGATAGGCGGTCGGCCACTCCGGCCCCCATGCCAATGGCGTCCACCATGATCTCCGCCGGACGGTCTTCCACTGCGGTAGCGTCCCATAGCGCCTTAACCACGCCTACGGTGCCCATCAAGTCCTTACCGCCCCATGACATTACCTCTGACACTACCGGGCCGCGCCGCCGGGCTAGAGCCACGCGATCGTTGCCCATGCGCGCTACGTCCAGCCCCCATATTTCTTTAGTGTCTGGCGCTAGCTCGAAGGTGCGTTCCATGGCCTCGTCCACCAGTGCCCGTGATATGTAGCTCTGGCCATCGTCCAGCGGGAACTCGCCCAGCACCCGGATGCGGAACTCGTTTGATTCCTTGCCGTACTGGCGTGCGATGCCTTCGATAAAATCAGGGTCTACGTTGGGGTTGCCCACGCATGACACGTTGACAACCTTCCAAAAGTCCTTTAGCGCGTGGTGGGTGTCGAAGAAGTAGCCTGAGTTACGGGTAGGGTTGCCAATAAGCACCGTGGTGGCGTTGGACGTGGACATTGAGCCAGCCGCAGCTTTAAACACGGCCTCTGGCACACCGCTGGCCTCGTCAACCACTAGCAGCACGCGAGGTGCGTGGATACCGGCCAGTGCCTCCGGTTTGTCGCTGGAACTGGTACGCGCCGATATAAAGTTGCCCGTGGGGCTGGCTTTAAGGCGAATATGCTCGGTCGTTATCTCAAACAGCGTGCTAAGGAATTCGGGCATCTTGCCCATCCACACTTTCACCTCAGCCATCAAGCCATCAAACAGCGTGCCTGCTGCCGGAGCCGTACAGATTACCTTGCACTCCATGTTAAACACTTGGGTGTGGATCATGGCCCACGCCATGGCGGTGGTCTTGCCCGTACCGTGGCCACTGCGGATTGACAGACGACGCACGCGCTTAACACATACGTCGTCCAGCACTTCGACCTGCCACGGCTGCGGGATGACCCCCATGTTGTCGGCTATAAAGGCGAAGGGCTTATTGCGGTACCGCCGGATGAAGTCTTCAAAGGGGTTTGTTTTCACAAGAGTGGATGCCCGCTGTTGTCGTCATCTTCGTCGGAAAGGGTTTCCTCTTGCGGCACCTCCACGTATTCCCCGTCAATAGGCTCCTCCATCACCTTGCGCAGTGCCTCCATGTGCAGGCCAACCGTTCCCTTAACGTTAAGGTCTACGGCGGATTTATTGCCCCAATTCTTGTTGCTGGCGCGTTCTGCGTACCACTGCCGGATGCCTGACGCTACTTTGGCCGCTGCTGGCTCCACTCTCCCGTCTATCACGTCCTGGGCCAATTGGAGGTTCTGCTCCACCATCCGCTCTGAATTCATTTCCTTGGCGATGGCGTATTCTTCTGCGTACTTTGTCGTCAGCAGGCGCATGAGCGTTCCGTAGTCCACGCCGAATCGCGATGCTATCTTAGTCAGGGGGCGGCCCTCGGCCACCATGTTGAATAGCTGTTCCCGCTTCTCCCCCTTACTGAACAAGAAGATGACCTCATTGCGCTTGCGGCGGGCCGCGTTGACCGCCCGCTGATGCGCCTTCGTCGTGTCGGAGGGGTCTGGCGGGCCGGGACGGAGGGGTACGTGTGTCATGGTCATGAGTTCACCCCTTGGCGCGCTCTGCGCACCTGTGCGCCGCTCCAGATACCCACCTTGCCTGATGGCGTTGGCACTTCCTGCTCGGTGAGGTACTTGGCGATGCTGTTTTGGGTCGTGAAGCCTAGCAAATCGGCTTCGCGTAGCGCACGGCCTAGATGGGCATTGCGGTCAGCCGTCACCAGGGGCACGCCTAAACGGCCCGCTGATAGCTGTGCCAGCCCCCACGACCCTACATGCTTCTCTATCACCACGTAGCCCTGGGTGAGGCATAACTGAGCTATCTCCGCCACGTCCTCGTCATACCGGGCAGGGTCGATGAAGCTGACTACTTCACTCATTTTGAGCCATGCCCTCAGAATACTCTGGCCGGTAGATAAGGTTTACGGTGCGCAGGATTAGCTCGCCTACTGCGTACTTCTGGCCCATTTCCGCCTTAATGTCATCCTCAGCCTTTTTGGTGAGGGCGTCTAGCCCGCCCTGGCTGCAAATGGGGGTGGTAATGCTGATATATCCCGAATAGGGGGCGGTGAAGGGTTCATGGCCGGTGGCTCTGCCCTGGCTTACG